TCTAACCTTTCACAATCAGTTTAGTTGCAGATACAGCAGTTCCAGCTACGACTGAAGGATCATCTGCTGCTATACCTAATGTGCCATCTGTCTGTACAAAATATAATTGTCCTGCTGTTAAACTAGTTTGATTCTCGTCTACTGCACCTTTAGTATTTACTGTTACAGATTGCCCAGTTGCTACTGTATCTTCTGCTATGCCTATGTAGTTTTCTGCTGTTAATGTAACAGAACCACTTACTTGACTAACAGTACCATTAGTATTCACAAGCACAGGCTTACCACCAGTAATAGCACCTGATGCTACTGCTTGAGTCTGCCTAGATAGTTGTGGATTATTACCAATGGTACGCATAGCTGTTACTCTCCGTCCTCTTCATCTTCTGGCTCCACCCAATCAGGGTTATCTGACCAGTCAGTCCCATCAAATAAAAACTTACATCCAGTCCATCCTTCAGGTGCTGTTACGCCTGTATGCATTGTTGAATTGCTACTGTTAAGATCCGCAACATAGAAATCTACTGGGTCACTACCTATGGTGAGTTTGTCAGACCCCATTGTTACTGGTTTATCATCTTCAAATACATATTTACTTAGATTGGTTGAATTTTCTGTTATTGTTTTAGCCATGTGTGTATTATCCTTTCACAATTAATTCACTAGCACCTATTGCGGTTCCTGCAATTACTGATGGAGTTGCTGCAGTAGTACCTAACGATCCGTCGGTTTGTACAAAATACTGTTGTCCTATTGTGAGGGTTGCTGAAATATTTCTAGCAATCGACCCAGTAGTTTTTATTGTAGCTTTTTGACCTGTTGCATATGCTGCGTCTGCTATGCCTATGTAATTTTCTGCTGTTATGTTATTAGAGGTTCCCGCAGTTTGAATTACCACTGCCTTACCGTAATCGCTTTGATGAGCATCGGAATAAAAATAAACAGTTTTAGCGTTTACGCTGTCATATACTAACTTTGATCCAAAAGGAAAGCTTACTCCTGCAGAAGACCCTACTTGAGTTATAGGAACAAAAGCTGTATCAAAATTAATAGTAGTACCTGAAACTGTTCCTAGTATCATTTTGGTGTAATAGCTTGCGTCACCATAAGCAATTACAAATTTCTTTGAAAACTCATCAAAACTAACACCCCCATTATTAGCGACAAGATAGGTTGCATCATTGTGCAACACTACAGGAGTCCCAAAACTAACATTTGTACCACTTATAGTTCCAACAACCGCCTTACCTTTATAGCCGTAATTAATGTAATCTCCTACATCCTGATAAATTGTTAATATTTTATTGTTTACGCTATCAAAAGCAGAAGAAATGTGATTAGGTCTACCGCTTTCAAATGTTACCGCAGTACCAAACGATATGCTATTACCACTAGCGTTTATCGTGCCTACCCTAGCCTGACCATTAGTTGAATCGTTTTGAAAGCTAAAAAGTATTTTGTTTTGAGAAGAATCAAAAGCTATACCGCAGAATCCACTACTTTGTCCTGCTGCATGAAGTGTTATATTAGAGCCTACAGTAATGCTATTATCAGAAGGGTCTACTGTTCCTATAGTAATTTTTTGCCGTGAGCCACTATTTGTTAATCCATACATTGCAACTTTATTAACATTACTATCAAAAACTATACCTGTGCCATTAGCCGTGGCATGACTGTCATATACTACAGGAGTACCAAAAGTAATATCTGTGCCTGAAACAGTCCCTACAACAACTGTACCATAAGAACTATTGCTTGTATCTGCGTAAACAGTAACTATTCTATTGCTGTTACTATCAAAACAACTAGCCTGTGTGTCAACATTCCCAGTTTCGTATTCTTCTACAGACCCAAAACTAATACTATTATCGCTGGGATCTACCGTTCCTACATATGCATCACCCTTAGTAAATACTACTGCTTTACCGCTATTACTGTCAAAAGCCAGCCCAAACTTATCGCTACTCGATGATCTAAATGTTGCTTGTGAACCTAGAGCTTGTGTTTTTGTTGTAGAAGCTATCTCTGATACAGTACCATTTGCATTTACAAGCACAGGTTTACTATCAGTTATCGCACCATCTGCAATAGCTTGTACTGTTCCGTCTTCAACTATGTCACCAACGTACTTCATTTAAAACCCTTATGAAAGTTCTTCGTATGTAATTGTATATGTTAAATCATTAGCTGCACTAGCAGTAACTCCTAAAGATTTATCTTCTTCTAAATACAATCCCATGTTTTTATCTATAATGACTACAAAAGAATCTGCTGGTACTGCTATAGTAGAAGCAATAACTACTGCCGTTCCTGCTAAATCGTCATTCGGATATATTGCCACAGTTATTGTAGCAGAGTTTGTACCATCTACGTTGGATATGATTAAGCTATTAACTTTCATAACCTTACCAGATGATGCAGGGTTGTTCAACGAATTTACTGCTGAAGTCCCTGTTAATAATGCGGTTGCTGTCTTTGCAGTAATGGTTGCTACATTGACAATATTAGGTGCTGACATTTTTTATCTCCTTTTAGCCAAATACCATTGCCATTGCAATAGCCTTACCTGTTGATGCTTTAGCGGTTAATTGCGTTTGTATGTTACTTGATACACCATCTAAGTAATCAAATTCAGTGTTTGTAACCCCTGTATCGTATAATGATTTTAGATAGTTTAATTCAGTTACAGATCCATTGTATCCTGTTAATTTGTTTAGTTCTGTACCTGAAGCTGTAACTGCTGTTCCACCATAGTCTAACTTACCTGATGCTATATTAACTTTACCAGATCCTTTAGGAGTAATGGCTATGTCTACATTAGTATCACTACCCATAACCCCTACAACTACCGCAGCGTTAGTAGATGAATTAGTTATCTCTACAGCATTTACAGCAGAAGTAGTTGTTTGAAATACTAATGCTTCATTACCGTTTGCATCAGCTATAAAGCCACCATCTACAATTTTAGGTGCTGTTAATGTTTTATTTGTAAGTGCTTTAGTTGTACCAGATAAGTAAGTATCAAATGTATCTACAGATGTTTGTCTCATAACTGTAGCATCATTAGTAACAATTCCATCACCACCAGATACTGCTGTTGTTCCTACGGTAGTACCGCCATCAGAAGTTGTATTTATTTCTGCACCTGTAGCACTAACACCATCGACTTCTCTATTTGCATCTACGTATGCCTTAATACTTTGTTGTGTAGCTAATTTAGTTGCACTGTTACTGCTAAAGTTATCTTCGTCAGCTATGTCTGTGATAGTTACTGTACCATCCGATAAGTTTCCAAAGGATACAGTACCTGTAGTAGATATATTAGAAGCTCCGTTATTTATTGCGCCAAAGTTACTAGTAATACTACCACTGTCCAACGCTCCTACTGTAGTAGCTGCTGTGGTTATCAAGTTAGGCATTGCAGTAATTTCATCATCTAGGTATGCAGCTAAAGTTTGAACAGTAGCTTTACGCATTGTACCTGCATCATCAATAATTAAACCATCGCCGTCAGCTATGGCTCCTGTTCCCACTGAAGTTCCACCATCTAGTAAACTTAGCTCTGTTGGTGTAGCAGTTACTTGATCGTTACTTGCAGCAGCTAGTAAAGGTACTGTACCTGATTGGTTAGGTAGATTAATTGTACGATCAGCAGTTGGATCTACTATAGTAAGTGTAGTCTCATGGTTATCAGGAGTAGCACCCTCAAACACGACGGCATTTGCAGCATTCATTGTAACAGTATCGACTACTGTTTGTGTACCTGAAACTGTTAGATTACCTGCAACAGTAAGGTTATCTCCTATAGTTACTTCAGATGTACCATGCCCAATAACAACAGGAATACCGCTTGACTCTGTTGCAATCTTTAATGTACCCGTCGAATTAGCTATAAATGAGTTTGTACCATCATGTTGTATTTGTAAATCATCTCCAGTGCCTAGCTTAACTATAGCAGAATCAGGCATATCCAAATGACTAGCAGGATTAACAGTTCCAGCAAATGTTACATTGGCTCCGTCAAATGTGGCAGCAGTAGTAGTTCCTGATTTAACAATTAAATTACCACTGGTATTAGTAAATGCACCATATTGAGTACCATCATCTTTTAGTACTATATCAGCACCACCTGCATCTAGATTAATATCTCCTGCAACGTCTACAGTCATATCCCCAGAAGATAATGCTATTGTTGTACCATCTATATTAAAGTTATCTATATCAATACCAGCATCAGCAATAATTTTACCAGTAGGAGTCAAAGTTCCACTAATTGTCGTATCAGTAGCCGTAAGACTTATCGTGTCTGTGGCTCCAAGAGATAGTATAGCATTACTAGAGCCATGAATAAATTGAGAAGCATCATTGAATTGTATTTTATTTGTTGAATTAAGAAGTACTCCAGTGTCTTGAACATGAGTAAAAGTAACATCTTGATCGGCCCCTAATGCTATTACAGCTTCATCTGCTAAATATAAATCACTAAATTCTAATGCGGTAGTACCTAGTGCGGCACCGTCAGAAGCATTAGGTACGAATGCAGTAGTAGCAGTTATTGTAGTTCCTTGCACTGTACTAGATCCAGTAATAGCACCAGTAACTTCTAATGTAGTTGCAATAGTTGCACTTGCATCGACATCAAGCACATCTATATGAGCAATACCATCTATATATAAATCTTTAAATTCCTTAGATGAGTGACCTAGATCAATAGTGTTAGTTGTTTCTGGTCGTATTGACCCTGTTCGTATATGAAGTTGCTGCGCTGCTGCACTACTTACCTCAGTATAAAACTCAATATGGTCATTAGCAGTATCTATTAATATTTTATTTCTTTGATCTGCATCAGCAATTCTATCTACAGGTGGGCCTTCTGCTACCGTCCCATCATGTGAGTGCCCTGTAGAATTGTTAAATGCCGCTAGTACTTGGTTAAGTTCTGCGTTTAAAGGAGAAGCCGATATAACTTCACCGCTAACTATTTGTGCTGCTGATTGTCTGGTATATCCTGCCATTATCTGTATCCCGCATCCTGGTAAGTTATGGAGAACCCACTAACACTGTAAGGTGCTTGGGTTCCAGTTGACGTTATAATCAACGATATGGATTTTCCTGATCCCTCTATATTTGTTTCTAAAACTGGGCTTGATGATCCTCCAAATGTAAACGAAGCATCATATGTACTATTAGTAGTAGTGTATCTTGCTAATGCTCCTGCTGTAGTTAAAGCATATGTAGTAGGATCAGGTGTATTGGGATCATCCCAGTTATATGCTACACCTAAGTTCAAACTAGATTCTCCTTCTGGTCTGGTAAATAACGATATGTGTTGGAATATCTTGCGTTTTTCGGTAGAGTCGAAATATAAAAAGGGAGTTGCGTAAACTGATGTAACAGCCTCAGTATCAAAAGTATTACCAGATTCTTGTTGATATACTTCACCATTTAAATCTCCATGTAGTACTACTTCAACATCATTAATTAAACCACTAGTAGCAACGAAAGCTCTTATACCTAGTAGTTCACCAAATTCCCAACCTACTCGTCTATCAGCAAATCTAAGACCACCTATTACACCACCAGTATCCGAAGCTGCTATAGTTGTTTTAGGAAAAAAGTAACGAAATTGAGATTTATTTCTAATAACTACGGAAGACATATTATCTAAGTTATGTGTACTGGGCAGTGATTGCAGCAACTGTTGTACAGGTTTAGAAATAGTTTCAAGTTCAACGTCACCAATTCTTGCAGTACCTTGAATAGGTCGAATACCATCAGACGCTAAGAATAATACATCACCACCTATCTCTATTATACTATCTGTGGCGATGCAACCAATATTATTTGTTACTTCAGATAATACAAAATCTGATGTACTACTTCCTGTTAATCTTTTTATTTTATCTTTTCCAAATACATATAAGCTATCTCTAAATTTAGCTATACCCGTTATGTTAAATCCAACATTTATACTTCCAGCACCACTGGCAGCTCTAAATCTATTATCTACGTTTGGCTCACTAAAAAGTAATTTGTTTTCACCTAATCCTGAGCTAGGAAATCCTGCGTAGAATTGGTGATTCTTAAAATCTGTTGTCATTGATGCTCCTGCTGGAGAAGAGTCATCTGAAACTGTATGCTCAGTAAAAGAACTACTATCAAATTTAGCAGGTGTATTAGTACCATCACACATTAAAACCGATTCAGTACCAGTAAAAGAATTTATACTTTCTCGTAATTTTAAAACATTAATGTTAGATCTATTAGAAGAAACTGCAACCCAACCAGAAGTAGTATATTTATATGTAGAATAAGATTGACTATACGTAGCTGTTACCGATGTCCCACCACCTCCACTTGCTGTAGATGAAGCTAAGGAAGTAAACGATAACGTATAACTATTAGCATTTGGTACAGACACCACTTCCATTTCAACAGCGTTAGGAGTAATTCCTCCAATAGCTGCACTACCTATAAGAGTTACATAGTGACCAATTGATAAACCATGACTATTATGTGTTACTGTTATTGTAGCACTACCATTAGATACAGCAAGAGGGTTATCAGGTAGATCTTGTGTAACTGCATTTACTTTAAATTTTACTGAGCTTCCTCCACCTGTAACACCTGATGATCCAGCAGATGTAAATACTACGGTATAACTATTTGCGTTTACTACTGAAGCTATTGCCATGTCTACCCCGTTAGGAGTAACTCCTCCAACAGCAGCAGACCCTGAATATTGTATTATATTACCTACTGCTAATCCATGTCCAGTATGTGAAACAGTTATTGTAGCACTACCACTAGTAACTATAAAAGGATTAGTACCTAACGAACCGTTATGATCTTTTACATTTCTTCTAGCTGCATACGGTACGCCAGATAATATCCAAAGACCTATAACTTGACCTACACCTGCGATTGTTCCATATGTAGAGTCGTAATCAGAATACCCACTTACACGACGATACCCACCAAATTGTGATACTTCCATGTTTAACATTCTCAAAGCTGCACCAGGATTAGTGTTAGCTAATGATAACGCATCCTCGTTAGTAAATAAGCCACCTTTAGATAGGACTGTTGCATCCTTTAAAGCGTCTACCATTAAGCATTACCATGAGGTACATTTATTAAACGACTTACGCGAGTATCTCTAACATCGGTAAACCTGTTAATTAATAGAGTTCTCATTCGGTCAATACCCTCATCAAATTTTGCTTTTACTAACTGAGCCTGTTGAGAATTATCTCTAAACATAAAGCAGTGATATAATGCACCATCTATAACTACGTGTTTATAAGCATCTGGTATAGACATATTATCTGTTGCGCTGCTTAAATCTGTAGCATAAGCAAAGTAGCTGTAACTTACGCTATAAGTTTTATCTGGTTTAGGAGTAAATCCTACTTTATTATCTAATGTTCTATATACGTATATTGGTTGATCGTAATCACCTGCACCTGCTTCTGAGTCTCTTTCAAAAAACCTTTTAATAAAGGTATCATAATCTATTAGTTTGAGATTACGAGCAGCGTGGTTATTAGTTTCATCATAGTTAATTCTAAAAGAATCCCAATCAGCAATTTTAAAATCGCTGGATAATGCATATTCTTGCGTCCCTACTACCAATGTTAAAGAACCAGCAGTAAAGTTAAAAGGAAATTCAAATTCTCTTTGTGATATTTCTTGTATTGAACTATTTATAGCATCTTTAACTTGAGCACGAAAACCTGTAGCATTAGGAAAATCAGTTGCAGTTAATTCAACTTCATTCAATCTTCTTAATGTATCATTTACTAATGTAAGGTAGGTTGTTGTCATATCTCACCCAAATTAAAGAAGGGGGTAGCCCCTATAAAGAACTACCCCACAATACTTTACTATGCTAAAGCATCTCTTGCAGCAGCGGCTGGATATGATCCATTCGCAGTACAATCAATAAGTAATGCATATACTCTTGCTACACCTACGGCAGCAGCAGCACCTGCTAACAATAAATCAATCGTATCTTCAGTACCGACTAGTTGAAGATAAGTTGAAGCAGCGTTAGTAATTATTAGATTGGTTTGTCCATTAGTACCTGCGGTTGCAAAAGTTCCCGCAGCACTAGTCATATCAAAACCATCTACCATGTCATCACCAGCAGCAAAGTCTAAGTCTCCTGTGACACTGGCAGTAAACGGAGTTACTATTTGAAGACCAGCGTTAAAGACTATAGTACCAACAGGGATTGTTAGCATCTGAAAAATGTCCCCATTAGCAATAGTATTACCAGCAGTAATTAGTTTAGGAATATCCAGATATGCTTCAATCTGATACATAGGGTTATTCCCAAAGTGTGCTGGTAAAGTACCATCAGAGTTTGCACCTACACCTGCTGTAGATGATGCAGTAAGATCAAAAGTAGCCATTGTCTATTCTCCCTTAACCTGCAATATTATAGTGAGCGCGAACTAGTGCTTCTGGACGAAGAACCTTGCGACCATATAAATGCATACCACGAACAATATCAGCAAAGCTATCGTTATCTCGGTATGTCTCTACCTTCTCTACTTGAGAAGCTGTAGCAACAGCAGAATCATGTCCACCTACAATAACGCCGAAGTGTGCACTTGCACCGTTAGTATCAATTGTGGCTGGTCCTGTACCTTTAGAAGGTAAGTTGTTTGACATATAAACTCTGAATCCACGAACCATGCCAGAGACAATACGACCATTACGTAGGATGTCTTGATTACCCGAAGCAAAATCGTTGTTCAATAGTTTAGAGTTTTCGTCATTTAGTTGCTCTGCGAATACTGGATCTATAACAACCCAACGTCCATCACGGTCAACATTTTGTTGGTCGAGTAAACGAGCCATACGGTTTAGAACTTCTAATGGAGTTGCTTCACCAGTAGAACCGTCTGGATGTGTTGCAATTGAATCAGTAGCAGCACCACCAGAAACAAAGCTGTTTCTAGCAATTAACATGGACGCTAACAAACCGTTAGCTGCTGCTCCTGCAATAGGATCAGTACCTGCTTTATCAGCGGCTACTCTTGCAGTTCCAGCAACAGAACCAATTGTGGCCTGTTTGAAACCTGATAAGTAACCTAACACTTCCATGTCAAATTGATCTTTAAGACGATAACCAGCACGATCACTAGCCATTGACTCGAAGTTTACATGAGAATGAGCCTCTTCAATATCGTCAA